GTTAACGGTCATAGTTATCCAGATGGGAAATGGTTTATTAATGTTGATCAGGTAGGTGGTATTCGTTTATTTGATTCCTTTGCAAAAGCAATTGAAGGATTAACAGCTAATGCTTTAACTCTTGTTGCTCCTAGTTCTGCCAAAGATATTTTAATTCGTACCAGAAATGAAAGGTTTAGGCATGTAGCAGGTGTTAGAGAATTTGAAATGACAACGAGTAGAGAGCAAGTTGATTTAACAAATCTTGGAGATGAATTTAGAAATCAATATGAGGCTGGCTTAATTAGTGGTCAAGGATCAATGACCTGTATCTGGGAGCATGATTATGACACAGGCGATAGGGAGAATAACTATGGAGAAGATCCAGAATTTCCTTTCTATTTAGCTCAATTACTGGTTCGTACTCAACAAGGGTCAGATTTTGATGGATTGTTTTATATTTTCCGTGATCCCGATAATTCAAAGAAAAATGTCTTTTATGAAGCTAATTGCATTATTACTAATATTGCTGTAACGGTGTCTGTAACTGAGGTTATAGAGACTCGAATAGAATTTGTAACAAATGGAGTAATTAGATTAAAGACAGGAGATACCCCAGGATTCTTGTTACAGGAAAACGCAGATAAGATATTACAAGAAAATCAGAGTCGCATATTGCTTGAAGAGGTTTAAACTGCTGATATTGGTATTTAGTTAGTCGGCAATGGCAGATCTCAAGATCACTACTTTACCTGCTTTAGCAGAAGCAGGTATTCAAGCAACAGACCCATTAGCCATTGCTGATGTCAGCGCAACAGAGACCAAAAAGGTAACTGTTAAAGATCTTATTGCTGCTGGTGTTGCGTTAATTGACGATGCTGATATACCTGCTGCAAAAGTTGGGACATTAGGCACGAACCAAGTAGCAACTGCGGCAATACAAGCTAATGCTGTAACTGCTGCCAAGATTGCAAGTGGAACGATAACTGCAACAGAAATAGCAGATGCAACGATAACTGGAGCAAAGTTAGTTAACGATACTGTTACTGCAACACAGATAGCTGCTAATGCGATAACTGCTTCTGAGTTGGCTGATAATGCTGTAGATACTGCTGCTATTGCTGCAAACGCTGTAACAACTGCGAAGATTACAGATGCAAATGTTACTTATGCAAAATTAAGTCTTAGTGATGGTGATATTCCTGGAGCGAAAATTGCTACAGGTGGAATTACAGCAACACAATTAGCAGCAAACTCTGTAGCTGCTTCTGAACTTGCTGACGATGCAGTTGATACAGCAGCCATTGTTGACGGTGCTGTTACAGCAGTAAAGATTGCAACAAATACAATTACAGCTAACCAAATAGCTGCAAATGCTATTGGTGCTAGTGAGTTAGCAGATAACGCTGTTGACACGGCTGCTATTGCTGACGGAGCTGTAACTGCTGCAAAGCTTTCTGGTACGTTAGCGGCTGCTTCAATTGCTGATGATGCGGTAACAACTGCCAAGATTCTTGATGATGCAGTAACAAGTGCCAAGCTTGCAGCAAACGCTGTTGATGCAGCAGCTTTAGCTGATAACGCTGTTGATTCTGGAGCGATAGCTAGTAATGCTGTTATTGAGGCAAAGATCGCTTCAAGTGCTGTAACTGTTACCAAGATTGCTGATGGCACGATTACACCAGCAAAGTTAAATACTTCCAATCTTGATCGTTCATTAAACGTAGCTAGTGGCAATCTTGGAATCAATAACACAATTACTGCTGCTACTCGTTCAGGAATTACTTTTAATGCACAAGGATTAATTACAGGAACAGTTGCTCTTGCTGCTGCTGATTTACCTGTTGCTACTACATCTGCTGTTGGTGGCGTTTCGGTTAGTACTGGTCTGACTGTTAGTGGAGCTGGTGCTTTATCTCTTACGAATAGTGTTACTGGAGCAACAGTTAGCGGAATAACTTTTAATAATCAAGGAATGATTACTGCTGCTACAGCATTGACAGCAGCAAATCTTCCAGTAGCGACAACAAGTGCTAAAGGTGCAGTTCAAATAACATCTGGAGGAGGTTTAACTGTTGATGGTTCTGGTAATTTAACGACTTCAACAAGTGGAATTAGTGCTGGAACGTATCAATCAATAACTGTAAATAATAAAGGTGTAGCAACAGCAGGTGCAGCATTAACAGCAGGGTTAATTCCTGATCTTGCTGCTAGTAAAATAACAAGTGGAAGTTTAGATGCTGCAAGGATTGGAGCCGATACGATTGATGGCACTAAATTATCTAATGCTTCTACAGCAGTCTTTCAATCAATTGCTCAAAGTGGTTATCCAACAGCACAATTTAATGGTCAAATTCTGTTTGATACAGTTTCGGAGGACGCTTATATCTGGGATGGAAACGCTTGGCAAGCCATCACCACGCTGACAAAAGGAAGTCTCGTTTTTGGTGGAAATTTCAACGCAAATACCAGTAAAATGACGGCTTGCACATCTGCAGGTCTTGCGGCTGGTTTAGCAGTTGGAAGTAACTTACCTACACCTTCAGCCACAACAGATGGTTTATATGTCGTAGTTGATACTGCTGGAACGCCTTCTTCTCCAGCTCCAGTTGTCGCTTTTTCTCCTCCTGACTATATCCTTGGTGTTACTAATGCTTCAGGATCGTCTTGGAACGAGATCGACCTTTCACAAACAGTTGCAGGTCAGGTTGCAAGCAACATTACCTTTACACCTTACGGGCAATTAAGTTCAACTAACGTACAAGATGCACTTCAAGAATTAGAGACAGAAAAACTAGCACTTGCAGGTGGTACTATAACGGGTCAGATATTGATTGGTAATACTGGGTCGCTTGTTTTCGAGGGAAGTACGATTGATGCTTATGAAACAACAATAACAGTTGCAGATCCAACATCATCAGACAAAACTATTACTTTTCCAGACACAACTGGAACAGTAATTACAAGCGGAGATACAAATACAGTTACATCAACAATGGTTGATGCAAGTTTAGTCAATGCAAATTTAGCTGCTGGAGCTGCGATTGCATTTAGTAAGTTAGCTGCTTTAACTTCTGCTCAAATCCTTGTAGGCAACGGATCAAACGTGCCAACAGCAGTAGCAGTTACAGGTGATGTTGGAATAAATAATGCAGGACTTACAGCCATTGCTGCTGGAGTCATTGTTGATGCTGATATTTCTGGATCGGCTGCAATTACAGGATCAAAGATTGCTACTGGAACGACAAGTGCCGTTGGTGTTCTTCAATTAACAGACGCAGCAGATAGCACAAGTACAACTACGGCTGCTACTCCTGCTGCTGTAAAGATTGCAAAAGACGCTGCTGATGCTGCTGCTACAACAGCTAATGCTGCTTTGCCTAAAGCTGGTGGCACAATGACAGGCAACTTAATTCTTGATAATGCAAAAGAATTAAGGCTAAGCGAAGGTGATAGTGATGGAGCAAATTACACAGGCTTAAAAGCACAAGCACAAACAGGAGATATAACACTTACTCTTCCTGCTGTTGCTCCTACTGCTGGTCAAGTTCTTAAGGCTAATGCGTCAACACCTACGACTTTGGAGTGGGGAACTGATAGTGCAACTGACTCAACGAAAATGCCTCTTGCTGGTGGCACGTTTACAGGAGATGTCACCTTCACAGGAGATAGTAGTAATGGGTTATGGGATAAGTCAGCGAGTGCCTTTGTTGCTGATTTGACAGGTACAGCTTCTATAGCAACATCAATTACGGTTGCTGATGAGTCATCTGACACGACTTGTAATGTCTTATTTGCGACTGGTGCAACAGGAAACTTAGCTCCTAAATCAGGAACAAACCTAACCTTTAACTCTAGTTCTGGAGCGTTAACAGCTACAAGCTTTGTAGGTGCGTTAACTGGTGATGTGACAGGAAATGCGAGTGGAAGTGCTGCAACAGTTACGGGTGCTGCTCAATCTGCAATTACTTCTGTTGGAACGCTTACTGGTTTAACTGTTGATGGTGATGTAACATTTACGGGTGCAAGTTCTAACGGCTCATGGGATAAATCAGCTAATGCTTTTGTAGGGAATTTAACAGGTACGGCCTCTAATAATGCTGTTCTGACAGGTTCAACTAATAATCAAATAGTTACGGTTACAGGTGCTAATTCTCTAACTGGTGAAGCTAATCTTACGTTTGATAATAGTACTCTTAAAGTCGGGGGTGACGGTGGAAATTCAATTTTCAATCTTCATAGAACTAATGCGGCTGGGTCTAATGGAAATACTTTTGGTAATATAGTCTGGAGTGATAGCAACGCAAATACTGTTGCACAATTTAGAGCAGTAAGAGATACGGCTGTTGATGATGCTGCACTTGTTGCAAGTACTCGTTCTACAGGAGGATCAGTAACCGAACGGATGCGGATTGATAGTTCGGGAAATGTTGGTATTGGCACAACAAATCCAAGTTCGAAATTAGAAGTTAATGGAACGGTATCAGACAGCAAAGGCGACATAAGAACTATACCTCTTAATATAAACAGTACAGGATACACTCTTGTCGCTGCTGATGCTGGTAAGGCTGTGACAAATACGTCAGGAGGATGGACGGTAAATAATAGTATTTTCAGTGCTGGTCAAGCAGTTACATTGATAAATAACGGTAGTGGAGATCAAACAATTACACAGGGATCAGGAGTAACTATATATAACACTGCTGATGCAGCTACTGGTAATAGAACTCTAGCTTCAAGAGGAATGGCTACTCTTATCTTTTATAACGCTAGTACTGCTTACATTTCAGGTGCAGGGTTGTCATAAATGTACCTACTACTAACTAACACACAAGGAGGTTATTAATTATGAGTCCTATTCAACAAATGCTTTTAGGTGTAGGTGCAGTTGCTACGAAGACCTACGTTGACGATGTGTTTAGCACGTTTTTATACACTGGGAACAATACAGCTAGATCAATTAATAATGGAGTTGATTTATCTGAGGGAGGTTTGGTATGGATAAAGAGCAGAAGTGCTTCTAGGGCTAATACCTTATTTGATACGGCAAGAGGGGCAAATAAATATTTATTATCGGATCATAATCATGCAGAAAATAGTACTCATTCTGATTTACTTACAGCATTTAATACTAATGGTTTTAGCTTAGGTGCAGATGCTAATAGCGATAATGTAAATAGAAACGACTACACACAAGCCTCATGGACATTCCGCAAGGCACCTGGGTTCTTTGATGTTGTTACCTACACAGGTAATGGTACGGCAAGGGCTATATCTCATTCACTAGGATGTGTCCCTGGATTTGTGATGATTAAATGTACTTCTGATACTGGAAACTGGGCTACTACTCATAGAAGCATTTATCCAGATGAAATGTATATGAATAGTACTAATTCAAAGTTTACTGATGCAAATACTTTTACATCTGCTCCCACAAGTACTGCTATAAATATTGGCGCTGATGGAGATGTTAATGGTAATAGCAAAACCTATGTAGCCTACGTATTCGCAGGAGGTGAGTCCACAGCCGCTACTGCAAGGTCTGTTGATTTTGATGGTAGTGACGATTTAAGAATGTCTGGTAGTTCTGATTTTGCTTTTGGAACTGGTGACTTTACTTTTGAAGCGTGGATAAAACCAGATTCATGGAGTAATACATATCATACAGTTTTTGCTACAAACGCTACTGGTGGATTATTTATAGGTAAGAGTCCTGATGGTTTTGTTTTTCGTATTTACAATGTTGCTAATCAATTAGCTTATACAACACTGCCTACTGTCGGACAATGGACACATGTAGCATTTTCAAGATCAGGTACAACTTTAAGATTGTTCTATAATGGCGAGCTAGTAAAGAGTGAAACAAACTCTTATGATATATCTACTACGACAACTTATGCTTATATAGGTGATTATACCAGTCCAGCACAAGGTTTTGATGGAAAAATATCAAATTTACGCATAGTTAAAGGAACAGCAGTATATACATCATCATTTAGACCACCAACTGAGCCATTAACAAACATAACTAATACCAAACTTTTATGTTGCAATAATTCCAGCGTAACTGGAGCGACAGTTACTCCAAATACAATTTCAATAGATCATGGTGATCCAACAGCATCAACCGATTCTCCATTCGACGACCCCGCAGGATTTGTGTTCGGAGAGAACGAGGATCAAAACGTAATCAAGTGCGGTAGTTATGTTGGAAATGGATCGTCTACAGGGCCAGAGATTAATTTAGGTTGGGAGCCGTCTTTTATACTTTATAAAAACAGTGAGGAATCATACGATTGGCGTATGTATGATTCTATGAGAGGCATTGTTACTGGTGGTAATGATAATTTTCTAGCAGCAAACAAAACTGATGCAGAGAATACAGATAATAATAAACTTTCTTTAACACCTACAGGTTTTAAAGTAGTAAGTAATGATAGTGATGTAAACGGATCAAGTAGAACGATTATATATATTTGCATTCGCCGTCCAGATGGATACGTTGGCAAGCCAATCGAGGCAGGTACGGATGTATTTAATATGATTGCAGGCACAAGTGGTTCTGATATACCTACTTTTGTAAGTGGATTCCCTGTTGATTATGCTCTTCTTAAGAATCCAGGTGGAAGTGGAGATTGGTACAGCCAGTCAAGACTTACAGGGACTGGCTATACAATACCAAATAGTAATGCTGCTGAAACAACATCGACACCTAATACATGGGATTTCATGAATGGTTGGTATAGTAGTACTGGAAATCTTTCTAATTATCAATCATGGATGTGGAAACGCCACGCTGGGTTTACAGTCTGTACCTACAAAGGAAAATTCGTTGCTTATACTCAGATCCCTCATAATTTAGGCAGAGCACCTGAGATGATTTGGATAAAAGATAGGGATCAAGCATTTGATTGGCTAGTAGGTCATAACGGATTGAATGGAGGAAGTAGCCCTTGGAATTATGGAATTAAATTAAATACAAGTGGAGCAGAATGGCAACATGCTTCATTGTGGTCTAATACAGCACCTACTAGCACACATTTTACTTTAGGAGCTAACGCCGATTGCAATTTCACGGATAATTACATAGCCATGCTCTTCGCCAGCGTTGACGGCATCAGCAAGGTTGGTTATTACGCTGGATCGAACTCTACTCAAACAATAACAACGGGATTTCAACCCAGATTTGTGATAATCAAAAACATTACTGAAAATGGTTCGGATTGGGCTGCATTTGATACAGTTAGAGGATGGGGTTCTGGAATAGATGAAAGGTTGAAGTTAAACAGTGGTGATGCTCAAAACGATGATGATGATGTGGGTGCACCTACATCAACTGGATTTACAGTAACTAATATTGGTTTCGTAAACGAATCAGGTGCTAATTATATCTATTATGCCCATGCTTAGTGCTGGCCGAACAGGTCAGGGATAGACAGTAGGTTTATAATTTGATGGCAATGTATTATTTTTATGGCTGATCGCAATCAACTTGCACAAGAAAAAGCAGGTTTAATCAAGCAAAGAGATGAAATTGTTAGTAATTACAATGCACAAGCAGCAGAATTATTAAAAGATTTAAACGCTACAACTGAAGCTAGCCTTGCTCCTTTAAACAAACAAATTAGAGAATTAGAGCTAAAAGTTCTCGAATTAGTAGATCAAGAAGCTGGCATTAGTAATGCTTAAAATCCTCACCTATATCAATACTGCTGCTCTTGTAGTGGCAGTAGGTGGTGGTACGTTTCTTTATACACAACGTACAAAAATCACAAATCAAATCGTTGATCAGGCTTTAACTGTTGTTAGAGAATCAATGGTAAAAATGCCAAAACCAACTCTTCCCAGTAGTACTGGCCCTGTTAATCCGTTTGCTAAATGATTCAATTCAAGTCATTTAACGGCCTGACTTCTTTAGTTCTGGGCGGTGGTTTAATTGCTACGAACTTTATGAGCCTTAACCTTTTGGCTCGTAAAGATTCTGGTATCCCAGACATCGCCAAGCTATCTAGCACTCCCTATAGTTCAATTCAAATTAGGAGTGAAACTAAGCCTGATGGAGCTGAAGAGTGGATGTTCAATTCTAAGCAACACGATCCAAAGCTAGTCACAACAATTATTGATGATTCCAAGCCTACGTTTAATGGTGGGGTTAAGAAGAGATATACACATAAACAGGATGTAGCTCAGTTTGCAATTTATCCTCAAGGAGAAGGAGGGAAGCTCACAGATAAACAAATTGAATGTATAGAAAGAATGGCTCAGGGTCGCAGTAATGGACAGATGATTGCTGATGCTGGATCGGTTCAAGTAACACCAGCTTTGGCAGGGGTTCCAATCGTAGGACCAGTATTGGCAGGTATTTTCTTTGGACAAGCTAGGAAACAAGTAGGAAATGTTGCAAGTGATGTTGCTGGTCAATGGAACGACTGCTAATATATTTTTACCAGACCCATTATCAAGCTATTAACTTAGCCTCTGCTCTGTTGGAGCGTCAGTACCAAAGCCTCCTAGACTCACACATGCTAGGGGGTTTTGTTGTATGGAAATAGAAGACATATCAATCAAAGAAATACCTGAAGCTTCGATAGATACAACATTTATTTCTACACCTGATCCTGTAATACCAAACAACATAGGTTTTCCTGTTATTCAAATGCCTGGGTGTGTAAGAGCTAGGACGTTAAAAAATAAAAATTTAGTTACTAACGATGAAAAAGGAAATTTGATTCTTTGTGATGGCAACGTCCCAACACTAGAAAGCATGGCTGTTGACTGGGACGGTTTTACTGCTGTTGAGCCTGAGCAAGAAGAAATAAAACAAGAAACTCCAAAGATTGTTGCTCCTGTTTTGCCAAAGAAGTCAAAAAGGAATAAGAGAAAGGAAGTGGAAGAAGAGGATAGCGAAGATAACGAGCAGGGAGATACCAATGTAGGGCAACAAGATTTCAAAACTCCAATGATTGATGGACAGTTTATTGCAGATATACTTCCATGCCCTTCT